AGGGAGGGAGGTGTGTCCCGAGCTGAGCCGGCTCAAAAAAACTCGCGTCGTTGGGTGCGTCGTTGCGTGGCGTGGCTCTTGCGTTTCGGTGGCTCGCCGTGGTCTTCGAGCACAAGCCGAAGCGGTCGAGCGTGCGCGTAGGTTGTCCGCACAATGCGCAGCGTGGCGCCGTGATCTGTCGCCGGCCGATCGCGTCGAGTGCGGCCCGGGCGCGACGCGTTGACGCGGCCGAGATCTCGGCGTCGGCTCGCCGCTCTTCGATCTCGTCGTCGGTTAGCACGGCTCACCCTTCCGCCGGCGGCTTCGGCGGGGTGAGTTCCCAGACGCACGCGGCCCGGTTGTATTCCGAATAGCGCCGCATACCGGAGTCGACGACGGCGCCGGCGACGTGCAATTCGGAGAGCCGGCGGTCGACCGAGTGAGGTTGAACCCGCGGCCAACCGTGCGCGAGCCGGTCGCGGAAGTATCGGTCGCGCAACTCGAAGGCGGTTTGCGGTCCGCCTTCGGTTAGCATCCACACGATTGCGGCTTTGATATGCGCCCGGTGGGTCGCCGCTTCGGCCGCATCGTGTGACGTGTCGGGGTCGTCGTGGTGTGCCAGTTGGCGCGCGTCGCTCATGACGCATCCCATTCGGCGACGTGGTCGAGTATCCCGACGGCGGTTCGCATTTCGATCAGCGTGTCGGCCGGCGAGATCTTGCCGGCCCAATACCGGGAACGAATGTCGGCGACGATCCGCGACCCGGCGTCGAGTAGTGCCGAGATCCGCGGGTCGAAGTGCCGGCGTGATTCGATCCGATACGCCGCGGCGATCTGCCCCAACTCTGAATAGAGTTCGCGTTGCATGACTGTCGTTGTGTTCATTGTCGCCACCGATCAGAGAGACCGACGCCGGCCGGCCGCATGACCGGTTCCGGTTCGAACGGGTTATCGTCGTTGCCGCGTCGGGAGTTGCACGAATGGCACGCCGGCCGCAAGTTGTCGTCGGCGTCGTCGCCGCCCTTGGATCGGGGCGTGACGTGGTCGGCGGTCGTCGCCGGCCCGTTGCATATCCAACAGACCCGGCCTTGCGTGGCGAGCACGCGCGCCACGGTTTGCCGCCGGTGGGAACCGTGCCAGCATTTCAAGCCGGCTTCGTGACGATGCCGGCAACGCGAGCAATACGGCGAGAGCATTACGCGCCGCCGGCTTCGGTCTCGCCGCTTGCCCGGATCTCGGCGAACATGTCGGCCAACGCGAGATCCGCGCGGCCCGGCCCGTCGTTGTCGAAACCGTCGAGACAACGGCCGCGTTGGACAATGCGCCCGGTCTGCCGTTCGGCGTCGGCGATCGCGTCGGCGATAGTTTCGGCGTCGACTTCGATAGTCGAGCCGCCGCGGAACTCGAAGCCGAACCGGCGCGTTACGCCGGCCATGATGCCGCCGCTTCCGATAGGTTGTTCAGCATTCGAAGGTCTGAGAACAGATAGACCCGGCCGTCGAAGAGTCGGAACCCGGGGGCGCCCGGGATGATCTCGCCGACGTGCACGACCCGGCCGACGTCGACCGGCCCGTCGGCGTTGAGCGACGATCGCACTTGAAATTCGATCACGTCGTCTTCGGCAACGATCCAATAATCCCGGTCCATTTAGTCGTCCCTCTCGCCGCACATGTGGATAAGGTTTCGGCCGGCTTCGAGCCAAATCGACGCATAGGCGACGTCTTGCGCCCCGTCGGAAAGTAGGTCGGCGACGAACCGAAGACGCTGCGCGCCGACGGCTAGATGTTCGCCCGGGTAGAGCTTGTCCAGCGCAAGCAACTTGTTAGCGGCCCGGCGCAATTGCCGTTCCACGACGAGAGCTTGCATGGCGGGGTCGACGCCCGGGTGATCGGTCCAGATATGGAACCCGTCGAGTGTGTCGATATACGCGCGGAAGTCGTCGTCGCTCAGTAACCACGTGTCGACTTCGTCTGTCTGTTGGTCTTGCATTCTGCCCCCTTAAGAGACCGGTTCGCTTTTGCCCTACTCCCCAAGGTTTCGCCACGGAACCAACGCCCCCGACCGCATGACGGGCACTCCGAATAGCGACCCGATTTCCGGACCGCTAGCCGTTGTGATTCCGGTTCGAACCCTGCGCAGACGCTCGAAGGGAATGCGGCCGACCCACCGACGGCCCATAGTGGGAATCCATCGGTTAACGGCTGAGGATTGGGAGTAGCGCCGGCGAATCACTTACGATGCCGCCGCCGATCTCTCTTCGGCTAACGCGCGGATATAGTCTTCGTCGAACACATAGAACCCCCGGAGACCCGGCGATTTATGCACGGCGACGATTTCCCCCGGCCGGCCGGTGGCCGTCAACGTCGCGCGCCGCTGAACCGAACGTGTGTCCACGCCCAGAATTTGCGCCGCTTGCTTCGTCGACACCAAACGACCGGAGTTCGTCATATGTCGAAGTTACACCCGACGCCCGGATTTCGACAGACCGAAGTTCTACCCCGCGCCCGGGGGGCGGAAAGCCGTGTCTATGTTTCGGCGTTGCGGACTTCCCTAGCGGCCGACACGCCGGTTACTATCGGGACACGTGCCCAACTAAACGGAAGGTCTCTTCGTGACCATGACAATGCAAACCCCGCTAGCGATCGCCGAACCGACGGCCGAGTGGGTCGACATCACGCCCGAACTCGCCGCCCTATGGTTAGAGTCGAACGCCGACAACCGGTCGATTCGCAACGCGGCCGTGATCGGCTACATGAACGACATAATGTCGGGCCGTTGGATGGTGACCGGCGAAACGATCAAGTTCGACTTTACCGGCCGGCTTATCGACGGTCAGCATAGGCTCTCGGCGATCGTGCGTTCGGGTCTGACAATCCGATCGCTTGTCGTGCGCGGAATCGACCCGCTAGCGCAACGGGTTATCGACGTCAACATTCGCCGCACGGCCGGCGACCAACTCAGACTGTTGGGTCTCGTCGAAGGCTCGAACGTTATGGACATTGCCAGCGCCGCGCGGCTTGCGCTCGCAATCGACGCCGGCTATTTGACCCGATACGGCAACGTGCGCGGCGTGATCTCGCACGCCGATATTTTCGAGTGGGTCGAGACACACCCGGAGATCGGCGACCACGCGAAGAATGCCCGGCGCCTGTATAACCGGCTAGGCGCCGCCCCGTCGCCGCTCGCCTATGCAATGTGGCGGCTCGCCCAAATCGACGCCGAAGACGCGGCCGAGTTTTTCCAATCGACCGCCGAGTTCGCGACCAGCGGCGAAGGCGACCCGCGGGCCGCTCTCATTCGGGTTTTCGCCAACACTGAGAACCGGTTGTCTCGACTCCCGGGCGCCGTAATCGGCGTGACGTTCACGGCATGGAACGCGTGGCGAGACCAACTCAAAATCAAGTCGATTCCGCTGATCGATCCGAAGGGCGGATCTCTTACCATCCCGCAACCGATCTAGGCAAGTCGGCACTTCGGCGGACTTTCGTAAGTTCGACAGACTGGCTAGTCTACTGATTACCCGAAAACCCCTAAGACCCCCGGGTCGGCCGCTCGAAACTCACAGTCACAGCGCCGGCCCGGGGTTAATAAAGCGAACCCCCCCGGAGGTCTCCCGGGGGGGTTCTTTGCAATCATAGTTGCACGCCGTATCTACGTCTAGCGCGCGTCGTGCGCGTGTCGCTTGCGCTCCTCTTCGGCGATCTGCCCGCGCACATAGTCTTCGATCTCGACCACGGCGGCAATGAGTTCCGGCGTGGTCTTGTCGACCGTTCCGAGCGCTTGCCGGCCGGCGCGAATAGCGGTTAGCCGGGCGTGGAGTTCGTCTAGGTACATGGTCATTTTCCGACCGCGATTCCGAACGTCGAAACGCGCGCGTAGCGAATCCCCTTCGCCCAGCATTCCGGGCAGATTGCGAGATCCGCGCGAATGTGGAAACCGGCTTCGCGCGCGAGTTCAAGCGCCGCCGCCGAAAAGTATTCGTCGCCTAGGTCGTTGGCGCCGTGGCATCCGTCGGCGAGAAAAGCCGCGTCACAAGCGACGTGATACATGCGAACCATGCTCATTATTTCTTCCCCTTTACGATCGAGACCGAAGCCACGGTCGAGTCTTTCCACGCGCCGACCCGGGCCGCGGCGATCGCGTCTTCGACGGTCGCGGCGCGGATGATTCGGGCCGAACGCTCGCCGGTCTCGAAGAGGCGAAGACCGACCCGGAAGTCGAACATTTCGACCGCGGCTTTTGCCGCCTCTTCGGCCTCATAGGCGGCGTTGGTCTCCGCTAGGATCGCGTCGCCGATAACGACCGTTGCTTCGACCAACCGGTCGAAGTACGGGAAATCGACCGTGCCATATTTGGCGCGCATGGTCTCGCGTTCGGATTTGAGCGCCGACAAGATCGTGTGCGCGACGTCGGTGGGAAGGGTGACAGTGATTGACATTGTGTAGTCTCTTTCGTTGGGGTGTCGTTGGGGGGTGATGCCGGCCGGCGGGGTTTGGTCCCGCCGGCCGGCTAGGGGGTCAGTCGACCGGGATAACCCGGACGCGGTCGCCGTAGACCTTGCGAGCTTGATTCGCGGTTTTCTCGGCGAGATCGAGCCGGCCGGACCATCCCCATACGCCGGCGCCGTCTTCGGCTACGTAGTGCGTCGCGCCGCTCTCAGTGCCCGGGAGAATCACGATTGCGAACGCGTAGGTCTTCGTTTCGCTAGTGCGCGCGAAGGTCTCGCCGTTCGGAAGAGTGACCGTGAATTTGGTACCTTTTGCCATGATCTCGAAGTGCCTCTCGTTGTTTGCCTTGTAATAGAAGTCTAACAGATTCGTGTCGAAAGTTCGACTTTTGACACAACTTGTCAGACTTTTATTACAGGCGAACTCGCGGTCGAAGTTACGGCGACACGGCCGGCATTCTGTCGTAAGATAGACGCATGACAATTTCACTTCCAACCTTGCCGGCCGGCATCGTGCCGGCGTTCACCTATGGCGACCGCTTGCGGAAGGCTCGCGAACTCGCCGGCTTCGAGCGCGCCCAATTCGCGAGCGAACTAGGCGTGCATCGTCAATCGATCGCGCGCTATGAACACGACGACGCCGAACCTTCGCGGCCGGTCGTTGTGTTGTGGGGATTGCTTACGCAAGTAGACGTCGAATGGTTAATGACGGGAGAGTGCACCCCCCGAGATTCGAACTCGGAACCCACTGGTTTAGAGTCTGAGATTTTTTCCGGCCGGTCAGCGGTAATTTCCGACGGCGCCGGTAATATTTCAGTGCGCCGAAGGCACCCGGCGCCGAGACCGTTAAGTCTCGACGCCGGCACGCTCGCCGCTGAACTCGGATTGAGCGCATGACCGCCGCACGCACGACCAATCTAAAGATCGTTTCGGATGCCGTAGCACGCGTATCGGTTTCACGTCTTAGGCCTATCGGCGATTCGGAAATTCCGCAAGTTAATCTTTCCAAACTCATTGACCTTGGCTATGGTCGAACTATGCGTGGCGAGGTCTCCGCCGCGCCGGACTGGTACGAACCGCTAATCGATTTCGTGCAACACATGCGCGCCGTAAAGGCGTCGCCCGAAACGATCCGGTTGCGTTCGTATCAGATACGGCACGTGTCTAGATACTTTCCCGACCGGTCGCCGTGGAGCGTCACCGGCCGGGAACTCGAAGCGGTCTTAGGCGCCGAAACATGGTCGAAGTCGACGGCCCGGTCGCACATGAACGGTTGGCGCGCGTTCTACGGGTGGGCGATCAAATCGAAGGCCTACCCGATCACGCTTAACCCGGTCGACGATCTCGACGAAATCCCCAAGGTTCCCGGGCGCCCCCGGCCGGCGAGCTATGCCGCGGTCGACGCCGCGATCGCCGCCGCGCCAGAGCGAACCCGGCTCATGATTTACCTAGGCGTGGAAGTCGGCTTGCGCCGCGGCGAGATCGCCCGGATTCATACCCGCGATCTCTTCCACGACTCCGAAGGCATGATGCTGCGCGTGCACGGCAAAGGCGACAAGATCCGCGAGCTACCGCTATCCGACCGGATCGCCGCTTTGCTCGCCGGTCTGCCCGACGGTTGGGTCTTCCCCCGGTACTACAAAGGCCACAACGACGGCACGCCGGCCGATAACCATATCGGCGCGATCCGGGTAGGCGAACTCGTTTCGGCGGTCTTGCCCGACGGCGTCACGACGCACATGCTTCGGCATCGTTTCGGGTCGGACTTTTACGCCGCGACCGGGAACGACATTCGCGCCACGCAAGAGGCTCTAGGCCACGCGTCGCCGGCAACGACCCAGATTTATACGGAAGTGCCGAAGTCGAAAATGCGCGCCGGCATGAATGCGGTACGGCAATATGGGTAGACAATAGGGTCTAACCACCTAACGAGGGGAATCTAGGGAATGACGTTCGTTATCGAGAATCACCACTATTACGCATGGTGTCGGGATTGCCCGTATACCGGGCCGCTTCGGTTCAAGCGCGAGCTTGCCGCCGCCGACGCGGCCCGGCACGTCAACGACAAACACGACGGCGAGACCGGACCATTGTTCAAGACGCCGCACGACGACGAGATCGAACGATGATCGCCATAGAGCTAGACAACAGTGAGGCGAGAGCCATTCTCGAAATTATCGACGGCGCGTCGCCGTCCGAATTCCCGGTCGCCGTGTTAGGGCGGATTTACGCGAAGATCCTAACCGCGGCAGAGGCGCAACCATGACGCCGCGCGCGCCGGCCGGTCTTCGGGTGCAATTCGCCGACGGAACCGAACGCCCGCCGGATGCGATCTTGTACGCCGGCAAGACGTCGCTCTGGCGATTCTGGCAACGCCCGCGACTGGACCAATGGGAAGTCTACGTCGTGGCGCCGGCGCAACCGGTCGGATTCACGGCCGACATTATACCCGGATATTGCGCACTCACGTTTCACGTGCGACACCTAGACCGGGAGGGACAATGACCCGGTACCAATACGGCGTCGAGTTCGCCGACGGTTCGATCGGTTGGCATTGGAACGGCCGCACGTCGCGCGCGCACGCCGGCGACGTCGTCGCGAAGTATCCGCGGGAAACTCGGATCGTTCGCCGGCCGGTCGACGTGCACGGCCGGCCGATCGGCGAACCGGAACCGGCCGACGGCCCAGAGACCTAACCGGCGCCGGCGTCGAGCGCCAGACCTAACGCCCCGGCGTCCCGATATCGTGTCGGGGCGCCGGGGTGCGTTCGTTTAACCGGCCGGCTTCGGGTCGACTTCCGGGTCGGACGCGTCGTCGATCACGTCGTCGTCGTCGTCGTCGGGTTCGTGGCCGAGATCGCGCGCGAGCTTCGACACGTCGTTATGCTCCACGTCGGGTTCGCTCTCGTCGGCGCTCTCGACGTCGGGGTCGTCGATCTCGTCGGCCCGGGGTGCGTCGCCGCCGTTTTCTTCGTCAGGATCGTTTCTACGGTCGGCGACGTCGGTTTCCGGTTCGTCTTCGGTCGCCGGCGGCTTCACAATCTCGACCCGGTCGGCGTCGATCTCCACGTCGGGTTTTTCGTCGGTCATTCCCTCTTCCCTCTCTCTCATTCGACGCCGGCCGCGGCGCGAAGCGCCGCTAGCTCTTGTTCGATCGCTAACAAATCCTCTTCCGACGTCGCCGCCATTTCTTGCGACGACGAACCCGGCATAGAGATAGCTTCGATAACGCCGTCGGTCACAGTACACGTCGAATTGACAGACGCCATCCCCCCCACGGTATACGTCATAACCCCGTCGGCCGCGGCCGTGCGCGGCACTTCGACAAAGCACGCGTTAGCCGTCGAGCCGGACACAAAGACCATTGCATAGGTCGCCGTCGGGGTGAGGTTCACGCCGTTTTCGATCAGTCGGAACGTCGCCGTGCGCGACGCGCCAGACGATGAATTCCATGCGTTGATCCGCGCGACCACGTTATATTTCTGCCCGGCCTTCACGTTGACCGCGAGCGACAGACCCGGCAACGCGACGGATGCCGTCGTGAGTGTGTACGTGATCGGCGTATACGCCCGGCCGAGTTCGCGCGGCACGTCGAGCGCTTCGGCAAGTGCCCGGATCGCGTCGGCGCCCTGCGCGATTGGGTCAGTCGGCGACGGGTACGGCAGACCCGACGGGGTCGCGCCGGCAAGTTGCGACGGCGCGTCCAGATAGGCCGCGTGCATTCGGTCGATAATCCGTCGTTGTTTCTTCGGGTCGGTCTCGCCGGCGAGTTGCGCCCGGAGTTGCGCCCAGTCTCCCGGCGAAACCGTGTCCAGTGTGGACATTAGAACTTCCCTCCCGGCGGCGCCGCGACGCCGACCATATCGAGCCATGAAATTTCCGGGTCGAAGTCGACCCAACGCCACGCCGGCGGAACCCCGTTCCACGGCAACGATTCGCCGACGGCGACCGCGTTAGACACGGTCAACGACAACGACCACGCGCCGCCGGCGAAGAGATATTCGCCGCCTTCGAGATAGACGCCGACCGTCGGCGCGACCGGCGACCACGTCGGCATGTCGACAAGCCGGATTGGCAGACCGATTCGCGACGTGCCGTCCAGTAGCCGCATCATCATGCGCACGGCTTCGTCGTCGACAACTTCCAACGACGCGTCGTCGACAATTTGGAACCCGGACACGCGCCAACCGGTCGAGCCGGTACGCGCCAGAATTCGGGTCGCGACGTCGGCGGCGTCGGCCGACGTCGTCAAGAGCGTCGAAACCGAGATCCGGCGTTTGCCGTGGTCGACTTCCAATTCGGCGTCGACCAACGTTTCCGTGTGTTCGTTCGTGGTCGGTTTGCCTTCGTCGTCGACCGCTTGTTCGAGCCATTGCACGGCGACCCGGGTAGACACGTCCGACACGGATTGTTCCCACCGGACCGGGTCACGTAGCACGTCGCACGCCGAGATATCGAGCACGGCCGCGGCCGACCCGCGCGGGATAATGACCACGACCCCGTCGACCATTGCGAGCGTGAACAGTGCGGCCCGGTTCGCCGGATCTTCGACCCGGAGATAGGCGCCGGTCGTCGAGTGCACGGCCGACCATAAGACCGCGTCGACCGATTGCGCGAGATCTCGCAACAGACCGGCGGTTCCCTGCGCGTCAACGTCTTGATACGAAACCGGGATGCCGGCGACCGTGTCGTCGATAATCGACGTGACGTCGAACCCGGACAACGCGACGATGCGCAAGAATCGGTCTTCCATGCTCTCGACCGACCACGGTTCGTCGCCTACGTCGATATTTTCCATATCGGCCGTAAAATCCTGCGCGGTCACGTGCACGACCGGGCATCCGATCGCATCGTCGAATTCGGCTTCGAGATCGGTAACCCGGCCGGAGAAAACCGAGACCCGGCGCGGGGTGCCGCCGGCCGGCGCGTTAACGACGACGTCGTCGACCGACGCGACCGCATAGTCGAGCCATGACCCCGGCGTATTCGCCCAACTCGCCGGCCGTACCTCTTCGCTTGTCGACGCGTTCGGCGCCGCGGTCCAACGGTAGATAAGACCGCCGGCCGGCGGGGTCGAGCCGTCAAACGATCCGCCGGTCGTCGGCGCCATTTCGACGATCGCGTCGTCGACCCAAAATGTAGTCGCGGCAACGACCGTTGTTCTAACCATGATTTGCGCGCCAGTGATCGGGTTAAACGCCGCCGACGGCAGACCGTCGAACTTCACGAATTCCCACGCCCCCGACGCGGTAATGTTCGTCGTGCCCTGCCCGGCCGAAGACCCGTTGAACCGGGTAAGCAATGTGAGTTTGACGCCGGCCGCGGCTTTAACCCAGATGCCGAACGAATAGAGCGGCCCGGAACTCAGCGGCGCCGGGGCGGCGACTTGTACGCCTTCCATTGCGACCGCGCCGGGGGTCACAACCTTTACCGATTTCGTGCCAGTATGCGCGACCGCCGGGTCAATTGACGAGACCGCCGCACTGATATTCGAGATATTCGACAGACTCGAATTCTCGAAGTTCGGCCCGGTTATGAAATTCGTTCGGGTCGTCACGTCGTGGAAGTCAAGCCACGTCGGCAAGAGGTCGACGACAACGGCGACGCCGACCCAATAGCCGGCGTGCGCGGCGACATAGTCGAATTCGAAGACTTCCCACCCGCCGCCGGCGGTCGTGACGATGCCGGCGCCTTCGAGCAATTGCGGGGCGGCGCCGGTCGGGTCGGGAAAGAGAATCGGGCAGATTTGCACCCGGGCGCCGGCCGGCGCGCGCACGGTCGCGCCCAGCGACCACGGCGACCCGACTTCCGGTTGCGGTACCGAATCCCACGCGTCGACTTCGGCCGAGAATTCGGCCGGCGGGAACCCGGCCCACATGCGCTTCGTCGGGTCGGTCGGGGTCATAAGGGCGGCTTGCGCGCCGGTCGCGTGCCGGGTCGAGTAGGTAACTACGGCGTTCGCGTGCACACTCGTTACCGGCGCGTTCGGCGCGCCATTCTCGAAGCCGGGGTCGAGTACTAACGACGCGTCGGGGTCGACGATCTCGACGCCGGTTGAATAGACGTCGATCGGTACCCCGGTCTTGAATTGCTGAATGAACGTCGCTCCCCCGGGGGTGTCCATGACGTCAAACGTGCATGACGCCGGTTCCGGTTGGTCGAGCGTCGTGGAGCGCCCCCACGTGATTTTCAGACCCGACAGACCGGTCGGCGCTAAGACGTCGTCGCCGGGCGTGCCGTCGGGCAGACGCTCGCCGTCGACATAGACGCGACAATCGATTCCGGTTCCCATTAGCCGACCGTTCGTCGGGTCAAGTCGACGCCCGACGTGCGCCGGCTACGCGCCGTCATAATGCCTTCGATCCGGCGGGCGATCGTGTCGGCGGAATCCAAGCCGCCGTAAACCGTGATCGAGACCCCGCCGGCCGGCGCCGCCGAGAATCCCCCGGTTGCCGCGCGGAACGACGGCGCCAGACCCAGACGCCCGCCGACGCCGACGGCAACGCCGGCGGGCGCCGCTTGCCCGCCGATTTTCAAACCGCCGAGGTTCGGAATCTTGATTTTCGAGATCCAACCTATGACGGCTTGCACGGCCGAAACGACGGCCCGGAAGGCCGATTCGAGAGCTTGAATGGGATGCAAAATCGCGTTGACGACGGACATTACAACGTTTTTAAGCGCTTCCCATGCCGTTTTTCCGGCGTTCAAAATAGAGGTCCATACCGCCGCGATTATCGCTTGGATAGAACGCACGATATTGATAATGAACGTTATGCTAGCTTGCGTCGCGGTCGTGATGCCAGACCATGCCGCCTTCGCCGCGGCGACGATGCCGGCCCACATACCGATAAAGAAATTACGGAACCCCTCGCACTTGTTCCACAGAATCACGAACGCCGCGACCAAAGCAATAACGGCTATTATTATCCACGTGATCGGCGACGCGAGCCACGCCGCATTCATTGCCCAAGTAACGACGGTCGCCGCGGTCATGGCAACGTTGAGAATGAGAATGACCGCGGCAAGTCCGCCGATTACGCCGACGATGATTCCGACGAGCGTTGTGTTTTCGCCTATCCATTTCGCGAGACCGGCGAAGGCGCCCATAACGGCGACCACGACCGGCAAGAGCGCTTCGCCCAGCGCCGATTTAGCATTCTCAAATTCGGCGCTTGCGATCTGTGTTGAGCCGGCCGCGGTATCGGTCTCCCGGCCGAATTGGCCCATTGCCCCGCCGGCTTGCGCGGTCGCCATTTCGAGAATCGTTTGTGCCTTCGCCGCGGTCGCCGCTTCGCCGGTCAGACCGGACAATCCCTTTTTGGCAAGTTCGGCTTGCACCCGGGTTTGGGAGAGCGCCAGACCGTAGCGTTCGGCCGGGTCGGCTTCGCCGCGCAACGCCGCCGAGAGCGCGCCGACCGCGTCGGCCGTCGTGCCGCCGTAGGTCGCCGCGAGATCCGCGCCGATCGTTATTAGATCCTTCGTCCCCTTAAGCGCCGACTTCGAGTCGACGCCGAGGTTATTAAGCTGCGCGCCGATAATCGACGCGAGTTCGCCATACTTCGACGCCGACAGACCAACCGACGTCGCCGCTTGATCGGCCCAGCCTTTGACAACGTCGGCATTCTTGCCGAAGACCGAGTCGAGCGCGCCCATAGCCTGTTGCGTGTCCGACGCCGAGTTGACCGCGGCAATCCCGATAGCGGTTATGGCGCCGATCGTGGCGAGCGCCGCCGGCGCCGCTTTTTTGACGCCGGCGCCGAATTTCTCATACCCGGACGCGGCTTTGTCAATGTCTTTATTCGCGCCGGATGCGTCGGTAACAATTTTGACGATCAGAGAGACCGCGTTGCTACTTGCCATGACGAGCCTTCGCTATCTCTTCGGCTTGGATGCGCAAGACGTCGAGAGCGGTAACAATGGTCGCATCGTCTTCGTCCCTCCATTGCGCCGGCGACGTTTGGGTCGCGATCGCGAGTTCGATTAAGAGCCGGCTTCGAGATCCGGCGGGGTAGGGTCCACGGCATCGTCGCCGGCGGTCGACACTTCGATAAAGTTTTCTTCGAAACCCTCATACGATCCGGAGACTTGCCCGGTTCGTTTGAGCGCGAAGAATGCCGAGACCGCGGTTAGCTTGATCGCCGAATCAAGCGGTTTCCCCCACGATTTGTGTTGAGCGAAGAGCGTTTCGGCCGACGCGATATCCCGCGTGATCGATTGCACTTCGAACTCTTCCCACGTCGCCGGGTCTTCCGGGTCGCCGAAGACCACGCGATAACGCGGCGAGTTCAGTTTGATAGGTCCGCTCATGCGCCACGCACCGCCCCGACTTTGTCGCCGAGTTCGCCGGCGTAAACCCGGGCGATCTCCGATTCGGTCGACGCGAGCGCGTCGGATGCAAAGTAGGTTGCCCGAATGTTGTGCGGCCCGCGCAGACCCGGCCGCGGGCCGATACCCCATTGCATAGCCGGCGCGTAGGCGACCCCGCCGCCGCCGAAGCGAACGGCCGCGGTCGCCTTGTCCGATTCCGGGCGCCACGAGCCGGCGAGTCGGCCGGTTCGGCGGGGTGCCCGCCGGCCGGCTTCGGCGCCGACCGTTTGCGCGGCCGTTGTGTTGGATCTCGCGAAGTCGTCGAGACCCGCGGAGAGTTGCCGAAGCGTGCGCGCGAGCGTGTCGGCGCCTTCCACGGTTATGGGTGCCGTCGTTCCCATGACCTAGGCCGCTTCGGATTCGGCCGACGCGTCGGCCGGCTCTTCGATCGGGTTAGCGCCGCGAGCCTGTCGACCGTTCACGACGAACGCGCCGACGTCGTCACCCGGGACCGCCGGTCCCATTGTGTAGACCGGGGCGCCGACGATCGAAAATTCGAAATCGCTTGTCATATCGTCGCCGTAAGCGTCGGCGCCGAAGTCCAGCGGATCGATAATCAGCGTGCCGGCCGCGGCCGTGCCGTCGGCCGTGTTCGGCGTGAACGTGAACGATTGTTCAGTGCCGGGCGCGGTTTGCGAGAGGTTGAACAAACCGGCCGCGTCGGGCGTGTCGATATCGACATTGCCCGTCATGGAATAGGTATAAGTGATTTTGCCCGGCTTCACGGTTCCGCAAAGCTTCGTCGTCGAATCGGCTTCGTCTTTCGACGACGTGATCCGGCAACCATTTATCAGACATTCCACGTCGATTTCCGAGCCGACGGCGCCGATTTGCAGCGTGCCGGGACCAAATACAGGCATAGCATTTTCCCTTCGTGATTAGATGCGCGCCGACCACGTCAGCACATAGACCGGCAAGAGTGACCCGTCGGGCATTAGCGCATCGTCGGGTCGAGCGGTCGCCACGACCCCGTCGAGTGCCCATTGAATCCGGCCGATCAAATCGGATTGCGCCTTAAGGTTTTCGGTCGTGCCGGCGTCGCCGGTAATGCTCCATATCGTGTATTCGGCATCCCAACAGTTTTTGCCGAACCGGTAAGACAAGACCGGCGCCCGGACTTGCACACACGGCGGGTTCACGTCGCGCGCGTCGGCGACCGCGCGAACGCCGTGCGCTTCGAGCTTGTCAATTACCGATTGCACGGCCGCGGCAAGGTCCATAGCGTCACGCCGAAATCGGGGGCGCCCATGCACCCGTGTGTAAGGCACGTTCGATATCCGTGTCGTATCGGGTGACGAATGAGACGTTTTCGCCGAACACTTCGAGACCGGCCGGCGAGTTCCGCCGCCGGAACTCGCGAGCGGCATACATGACCGCCCCGTTATAGGCTTCGGCATCCGGCGCATAGCTCGCCGGCGCCGCGTCGGTTGCCGGCACGATGAATTCGGGTCGGCATCGTTCGACGTAGGGTTCCGCCATTGCGCAGACCATCGACAACGTCGTGTCGTCGGTCGTGTCGTAATCGCGAAGCCGCAACCATTCTTTGACGCTCGCCGGCGCCAACCATGCCGGTTCGAAAACCGGCGGGGTCGGAACCGCCTTCGGGTCGATAACGGGGTCGGTCATGTTGCGCCTACTTCGACGCCGACTTCGACGCGAGCGGCACAACGGCCGTCGTGACCGAGACCGCCGCGCGGGTGTCGGTTACGGCGAATTCGGCCCGGGTCTCTGCCAGTAGAACCAACAGGTTCCGGACGAAATAATCGTCGTGCGAGTCGGTCAGATATACGGCCGTCTTCGCCCGGTCAAACCACGTCAGCGCCGACCGGAAGTCGCCGACTTCGGCCGTGCCGATCGGCTGATCGGGATTCGGAATCGGGGTCAGACCCCAATAGGTCGGATACGCCGTCGGCCCATTGTTCGAGTCGATCGCCGTGTTAACATCCATTTCCGCCCAGTCGGCCGGGTTCAGAATCACGGCGTTGGGGCTGTACCCGTTCGCCTGTACTTCGCCGGCCGCGATCCGGATTCCCATGAGAATATCCGAGTTGTTCACCTCTTCGAACGCCGCGCCGGCAAGAGCCGCCGCCGCCGCCTTCGACAGTGCGTTGGTCAGACCACGCCGCAACTCGCCTTCGACGATCGATTGGATGCGCGGGTAATCCTCTAGCGCCTGTCGGGTAATCGCCTTCCAGTGCGCATAGGTTTTCAGACCCACGGTTACTTCGGTCGGCGTCATGGTCGCTTCCGGCTTCACGGCGCCTTCGGCCACGACCGCCGCGTCGCTTGGATCGCTCCACGTGATATACGAAACCGAACCGCCGGCGACTACTTCGTGACCGATCACGTTAAGTAGCGGCGCCGAGTAAACCGGCGACGGCGGGTTAACGACAACCGGCGGCAAGTTCAGGTCGGCGGTCGAGATCGCGGCCCGGTTTTCAAGAAAACCGGCGAACTCTACCCGGCGCGACGTGCCGGCGCCTTCGTAGTTTTTGAACGCGTCCGATTCGACGAATTGGGCGCCTACCGTCTTCGGAGTCTCGACCGGCTTACCCGAATCGCGAACCGCGATCGCGCGCCGTTCGGCGCTCTCTTCGAGCCGCGACGCCGACGAAATGATCGTTTCGAATTTGTCGTTGGCTTCGACCGCCGTGCGAAGTTCGACGATCTCGTCGTCGAGCGACTTAATCTGATCGCGCCAACCGTTGAGTTGGGTTCGCTGTTCGGCGGTCGGTTCGACCGAGTCTTTCGCGCAACGGTCGAGAATCGCCGTTGCCGCGTCGTTCAGTGTGGCGCGTTCACGCATTTTCGCTTTGAGATATGCGACAGACATAACACTTTCCCTTCAAGAGTGAATGCCGAAATTTGGATATTTCGACCGTTCCCCTTGCGAGAGCGGTACGCGACGTTTGCCGGTTTCCCTACGGATGCTTCGCATCGACCCTACGGTCGAAGATGCGCCATAAGTAGAGTTTGCGACATACGCGGCCGGTCGTCAATAGTGAGATCGAGCGGCGCGAAGATCGCCCGCCATTCGGCGAGGTCAGCGCCGGCCGATCGCACGTCGATAATCTCGGCTTCGTCGTAAGCCGGCTCTTCGACCAACGACACGTGATCGAGCCGGGCCGCGGTAATCACCCGGACGCCGCCGCGTCGCTCTTCGGCGCGCGGGATGAAACCTATGCTCAGACCCCCATAAACGCCGTCTGCCGCGTTGGCGCGGGCCGACTCGCCTTCGGGTGTCCGGTTGAGCCTAAAACGCGCCCAGAGACCCGCGGAGCGCTCTTCGAAGGCGTTTGAGTAGCCGACCGGAACCCGTTGCATGGAATGGTTGTAATCGGTCAGCTTCACGCGTGCCTTACTCGCGAGCAATTCGGCGAAGGCGCCCCGGGCGAACATTTCCGGTATCGCGCCGGCCCGGTCGGTCGGCCGATCGTAGGGAACGCATATCCCTTCGATATAGTGCCGGCCGGCGTCGTCGGCGCGGATCTCGACGGCGTCGAGCGGAACGAATGTCGTTTCCATTGTGAGATCTCCCTATGCGGTCGGGGTCGATTGAGCCGGCGCCGGGGTAGCATCCGGCGCCGGCGGCTCAACGATCGGCGCCGGCGCCGCGGTCAAGGGCGGCAGGTCTTCGGCGTCGCGGACTTCGTCGAGCGTCATAAAGCCTTTGTCCAGCGCCACGCCGTAGGCGTTATAGCGCGTGGTCGTGTCGCCGCGGAGTAGGCCGCGGAAGTCGACTTTTAGAGTCGTGCCGGCCGGCAAGACCGCGTCGACCGCGGCTTCGAGCTTCGTCGCGATCGGCAAGAGCGTGTCTTGCACGTAATCGGCGTTCGCCATTTCGAGGGTCGAATATTGCATCGATCCGCCCATAGACACGCCGAGTTTGCCCGGCGGGACGCCGAAGATTAGCGCGATTTCCCACGCGTTTAGTCGTTTCATATCGACGTATTGCATGGTTTGCGGGTTAATGTCGATCGGGTGAAATTCGGTCGTCGCGTTCAATACGGCGATCGATTTATGGTCGCCGCCGTGCGCGCGCATCCATGCCGATTTCAGAGTGTCGGCTTGCGTTTGGGTTAGGTCCGGTTTCGTCGACTGTAGGTAGCCGTTCGGCACGCCGCGTTCGAAGATGTTGTCGGCGAAGCTGCGCACGTGTTCGGCGAAGCCGAGGTCGGCGGCGTGCGCTTCGATCACGCCCAGACCGCGCCGGTACCCGGGCCGCACGACCCAGCGCGTTATCAAGAGTTCCCGGGAATCGAGGATAAGCCAACCGGGATATTCGGCTTCCGGGTCGTTAAAGTCGGGGTCGGCGACGGCGAACCGGCCGTCGGGGGTGAGTTCGAGATACCGCGGGTTCAGATTGTAGAGCGGCGCGACAATCGGTCCGGTTGGCTCGCCGGCGTCGTCGTGCACCCGGGGCGTGTACGTGATGCCTTCGCCTAGCAGAATCATCGACCGAAGATGTTGCGACCAAAAGTCGACCCCGGAGAATCGCACGCCGAGTTCGGCGGCGACCGCACGCCGGCCGTCGCGCGCCGTGTTTTGCGGGTCGACAAGCCACGCCGGCGGTTCGATCCGGTCGCGACCCCGGTAGGTCTTCCACGGCATCGACGCCGTCTTGTCGGCGGTCAATTGCAGACAGCGCGACACGGCGGGCAGACCGAGACCGGCCGCCGGCGAGAGTGCCCCCGGGGGAGGATTCCCGAATGGTCCCCCGGTCCCGTCGGAGTCGGCCGGCCCGTCCCACCATAACCACGGCGCGTCGACTTCCCACCCGTCGGGGTCGTTTAGCAGAATGTCGCGACCGTCGGTCGCCGTGTGAACAGTGCCGGCGACGTTGCCGGCGAAGGGCGATCGGATCGGGTCGTATTGCGCCATAAGTCGATAATGCAACGGGTGTCTAACATTCGCCGTCATTTTCATTAACGACTTTTGACGATCTCGCCGCGCGCATGTAGCCGGCTTGCCGGATCGTGAAATCTCCCGGGTGCGCGCGGCGTTCGTGGTCGGCGGCGAGCGACCACGCGGCGTCGCGGTCGGTCCCGACGTCTTGATATCCGCACTCGCAAACAATGACGATCGAATATCCGGTCCGGTCATAGCGAACCCTCATTGCGGCGCCGCCTCTAAAAGATCTGAGATTCCGGCGTCGGGTGTCCGTGTTCCGACGCCCATAGTGCGAGCGTCGCCGCGACCAACGGCGTTTGAGAGACCGCGACCCGGCGTTCCCATTGCCACGACCGGCCGGGGGTGCGTTGCGCCGACGCCGCCGCGTTGTTCAGCGCTTCGTGATAGTCCGACCGGCGGATCTCGACGGCGCCTTCGCGAATGCCGGCGTCGAAGAGGTAGCACGCGGAAATAAAGTCGGCGCTTCGCATGGCGATCAGCTTGTCGGTTACGGCCGACACGCCTTCGAGTCGGCCGATAAGTTCATGCCCCGGCCCGTAGTCGTCTATCGCGATCGCGGCGACGTCGGCCCGGTCGGCGAACCGTAAGACTTCGTCGAAGACCCAGTCGGCGCCGGGTCTATGGTCGAGTACTTCCACGATGCCGTCAACGTGACTCGCGAACGTCGCCGACCGGCCGAACGGGTCAATATCGAGACCGACGCCGGCCGGCTTGTCGGATTGCGGTTCGTCGGTTCCGGCGCCGGCCCAGACGTCGCGGTCGAACGCCGCCCAGAGAATCGCGGCCCGGCCCGACGGCCACCGGCCGAGATATTCGGCGGCGAAGTGATCGTGTCCGAGTTCGACGAGATCCGCGCGCAATTCTTCGGGCCGAATGATGCCGTCGTGCAACGCCGGGTAATAGTCCCACCAGACCGACTCTTCGGTCGGGTCGGCGTCGTCAGGGATAGTGAACTCGAAATAGGCGTTGCCGGATCTCACGTCGGCTTCGACCGCGCGCCGGCCGCGGTCGCGGATCTGCGCGAGCCACGTTGTCTTATCGTTCAGCATCGTTACATTCGACGATCGCCAGACTTGCCCATGACCGCGCAGAGATCCGAGCGTCGGCCGCGCCGCCGCCATGAACTCTTGCCCGCGCGTCGCCGCCCAGACCAAGACTTCGTCGAAGCCGAGATGTAGCAGACCGTCGCCGCGCACGGCCGAGACCGTCGGCGCGAAGATCTGAATAACACTAGACCGCGACGCCTTCCAATCCCGGCCGAGTGGGTCGAACGTCAAATAGGTATCGCCCATAGCGGTACGCAAGTTAGACCCGGCTTCCCATTCCGCCGGCATCATGGATTCTTCGAACGGTTCGACTAGGTCTTTCAAGAATCGTTGTCGTGCCTTCGTCAAATTCTGCGCGGTATGCGCGCCGAGAAAAGGCACCCGAACGCCGTTGTCGAGCGTGACCGGGCCGAGTAATCCGCGGTAGAGCGGAACCCCCATCATGGTTACCGTCTTGCCGCAACGCCGGCCGACGATCGTGTCGACGGTCGAATAGGCGAAGGGACTATCTGGCCCGTCGACCCGTTCCAAGCCGACGTCTAAGACGTATTGTTGCCACCGGGTAGTCTGCCGGCCGGTTCGCGCGGCGATCGCTTCGCCGGCATCCGGGCCGTCGGTCCAACGCTCGAAGCTACGCCGCGTCCGGTGGGTCGGCAGGATGCCGGCGGCGCCATTCGGCGGCGCGTTCGCTTCGGAGGATAGCGAATTCGTCGTCATCCGACGCCGCCGGCAATGGTTCGGGTAGCTTCGACCGGGCCGACAGTAGCGCGGTCAGCATTTGCGCCTTTGCCACGCCGCGCGCGAGCGACGCCCCCCGGGCCGCTTCCAGCGCGATCGCGCAGTCGAGTTCGTGCCACGGCTTCACGACGTTTTGTTCGCGAAGCGCCGCGATCGTTGCTTCGGCCGCTTCGACGAGATCCGACGGCGCGCCTAAGTCGTTCGCTTCGAGTGCGAACATGGGAACCGTCGACCGTGCCATAGCGTAATTGTACGGTCACGTCAACTCTAATCGGAAGGGGGCGTGACCGGTTCCGGCGTCGGGGTGTCGACGTGCCGGCCGCGAGATCCGCCGCCAGACCGGAGACCGCCAAGCGCGAAACCAACGACGATCGCGCCGGCGCCGATCAGAAATTCGGTTAGCGTCGTCGCCGTCGTCGGCTCGCCCGGGATAAACCAAACGACAATCGCGAGCACGATAAGCGCCGCGCCGACGGCAAGCGCCCAGAGCATCGACCGCGTCGACAGGCTCGAAGAGGTCGCGCCGATCTCGGCTTCGACTTTGTTAGCGACGTCGGCAATGAGAGCGTTGCGCCGGGTCGACGCTTCCGACACGAGGGTCGACACCTGATCTTCGGTTAGACCGGTCGACGAGCCGTAGCCGGCGATATTGGCTTGATAGCTGAACCCTTCCGAGCCGCTCGCCGACGTGTATTTCTTGCCCGTATATTCGCCGACCAGTGCGACGGTTCCGGAGGGAACTTGAACGATGCGCATTTCGTGATCCTCTTTCGTGTTCGTTGGGGGTGTCGGGGTGTCGTCCGGTTGCGATCGCATGACCGCGTCGAAATCGACGTTGCCGTTATTGCCGTAGCCGTGCGAGTGATTCCGGCGGAACGAGATATGCAGATGCGGCCCGTAGTAGTAATCCGAGCCATAGCCGGATGCGCCGGAATAGCCGATAACGGTTCCCTGCGCGACCCAGTCGCCGGCGTAAGTCGCGATCGAAGACAAGTGCAGGTAGTCAGACCCGGAACCGTCGTCGTGGTCAATGTGAATCGTCCGACCGCCGCCGCCGCCGTTGTCGTTCGACGCATCCGTGACCGTGCCGGCCGCGATCGCCTTTACCGGATCGCCGACGGCATCCATGTAGTCGGTTCCCGGGTTCACTGAACCCCGGTTTACGTGGTCTTGGAAACTATCCGAGACCGAATGAATCGGAGTCGGGTATATATACCCCATAGTTTGCGCCTTCCCTTCCGTTGTCGAAGCGGTACCGATTTAGATTTCGCGACCCGTGTGTAAACTCCGGTCACAGGTTTCCTCTTC